TTTATTGGCTATAGATTGCGCCAAATCTGGGCTAGTACGAATATTTGAGTTAATAGCACCTGATATTGCTGTGCCTATATGTTTTGCCGACATACCAGCAATCGCAGATGGATCAGTAATACCTTGATGGTCAGCTAAATCAGCCGTGTCATTTCTAATCTTATCAATATAAGTAGACGCAGTAGGGTTGTTTGCATTAAGCGCAAACTGATTGGCATTATTATCTATAGAAGATTTTAATGAGGTGAGTTGTGCGGATTCGGCTTGATCTGCAACATAAGCACCAGAACGAAAAATAGCACTGCTGGCTTCATGCGAAAAATCGTCTTTGAATTTATTCTGCGCCGCCAAATTTGGCATAGAATTGGCGTATTTTTCTTGAATTTGAGAAACGCTATCCTGAAAAGTTTTATAAGCGTTTACGGAATTATTGCCTTTGTTTTGTCTAAAAGCCAATTCCGCATCAGATAATTCTTTAGACGCATTTGTTACGCCGTCACGCGCAGACGAGTCAGCGTACATTTGGGCAAAATGCGTAGCTAAATCACTCGCTTCATCTCCTAATTGCTCACCAGTTTTACCCGCTTGCTCTAACGCCTGTCCTACATTTGCACCGAAATCATTCGGATTGGCTTGAACCTCAAAACGCGGCCCACGACCAGCAGGTGAATCCGTATCCGCAATACCCGATGGGCTTGCGTTATAACCTTGATAAACATCTTGAGGTTTTGGGCCAGCCATGATTTACCTATTGACTTGGATAAGCTGAACCAGAACCAACGGTGCCAAAACTAGAATCTACCGTAGGAGCAACAGAACCGCTAAAAACCACTGCGGCCACCATTCGTGGTAAATTTAGCGTAATTACTAGCAGCACTTCCCAACCCACCAAGCACAGAAGAACCCGCTCCAATGTCTCCGGCTGTTTCAGCTTGGCCTGCAGAAGAAGTGTCTAAATTTGACTGCGCCGTATCATTGGCACCTTGGACTTGGTACCCATAAGCCGTTCGAGCAGCATTAGAGCGGATTGTAATGGCGTTTAATTCTCCAAGTTGGCGAGCCGACGATTGTACTTGTAAGTTTGACCCTGAATTAATATCAACGCCAGATGCGCCTTCGTTAGCAACAATGGCCCCAAGTTTTGCGCGTGACTGAAGCCCAGCTTGTTCGGCTTGTGCTGTGCCAGCTGCCCCAGCGTAATTTGCGCTTTGTGTAGCTATAATAGCATTATTAGCAGCTATCTGGGCGTTGGATTTATCTGTGGCAGATGTGGCTTCTCCTTGTTGTATGGCACCAACTGTACCCAACCCAGCAGCTCCTATGGATGTGATGGCACCTATAGCCCCCAAATTAGCTCCAATAGCTGCTGTGGCAGTTCCAAAGGTACCAGCCCCACCAGCGGCGGCGGCTATTCCAGCGGCAGATACAGTTCCACCCGACATATTATTTACTTCCCCGTAATGGTAACATGATTGATGGCGTCTTCATTGCGCGAGAATAGAAGGTGCGTCTCATCCGTAAATTCTTCTTCAGCTTCTTCAACCGTTTTTGCGCTCGTTGGGAAGACCATTGTAACGTAAGTGTCACCTATCGCATATCCAGCTTGTTTGCGGTTGGCGTTCCCAGAGAATACATTGTACCCATGCAATTCAATGGGTTCGTTATCAATATAAATAACAAAATCACCGCTCAAAATTAGTAATGTTGGAATCTTCATAAGCGAACCAACTATTGTCACACCAGCTGGAACCATAATCGTTCGTGAATACATTCCAGCGTGAATCAAATGAGATGTCGGAATTAAGGTTTGTGGTAATTGACCAACAAAAGCCTCAAGACGACGAACATTGGCAATCGTCACTTCACTCATAGTATCTATGCGACGCTCAGCCACTGCATTAGACATTCGTTAATTTCCTGAAAAACACACGATTAGTCTCAACATACCCTATATGGGGTAAAACTTCAGCTAGATTACCACCAAAGGGGGCACTAATAAAGAGGCATGGAGATTGTCTTTCTGCGGCATATTCTTCAGCAGCGCGAATAAGTTTAAGACCAGCGCCTGTTTTACGATGCTCTTTAGCAACAAAAAGGCTTTCAGTGACGGACATAAGAACCCCGCAATGAGGGAAAATAGATATTAAAACAGTTACAAAACCGACTAATTTATCGTCCAAAAACGCACCAATCGCCTGCAAAGAACCCAATTTTTCAAGGTTATAATACATTTCCATCTTAGCAGAAAACGGGGGTGCGCCGTCCACAACAAGTTCAGTCGCATATTCAGCCAATAAATCTGAAAAATTTGGTGCAGATTCAAGGCGCGATACGGTACATTTACAAATATTAATCACTCGTATCCCCCATTTCATACCAAACAATAAGGCTGTTAAGGTTTATAGGAAGGGGGTACTGCGTTTGAATAGCAATTTGTGCGTTTGTTTCCCAATCGGCGGGAGCTTCAATATATTCATCGCCAGTATATAATGGCACTGAATTACCAGGGATAACAGCAGCATTTCGTTCTCTTGATGAATAAAGACCCGTCCACGTTATATTAGCATTATTTGGCTGGGTGGATGCATCAGGCTGATTAACACCAATTGAAATGCCCCTTGATGCCTCCATACGCGCCGTAACGCCAAATATTGACTTACGTTTGCCTTGGGGCGTGTCTTTTTGTCCTGGTGGGTCAAGGTACATAGTTTGTAATTGACACGTGTACGGCAATCCTACGGTTATTTGGGAGGCTGCCAGAGGCAATGTCACGGTGCCGTTAACAACAGTCTGACTGGGAACGACAGCGCCATCCGCCAATATAGAAACTTCCAAACCGTTTAAATGATTTAACCCGCTCACAGACGTTGTTGGCGTTCCTATTGACCAGTTCCCTGATATTTGGGGTATTGGCGTATTATTCGGGTCATTGGGAATAGTTTTAGTTATAGGTGTCGTTATGTTGGCCGTAACACTTGTTCCTGACGTATAAGACGTAATTGTAGCCACCCCACCGCCAGTTCTAATAACATCCCCAACCATGCCAGAAGAAAAAACCGAAGATGAAGTTGTGAAAACAACATTATTGGTAATTACGGCGCTGACAACCGCACCCGAACCTGTACTATCGGATATTAATATACTGGTTTCACCTAATGTATAATTTTGGCCTTGAGTTAATGGAGTAACTGCTGTGATAACACCAGCAACAACCGTAACACTAAAAGTAGCCCCAAAACCTTGCCCACTGGCGTCGAGCGCAACAGCAGTAGGTGCTGTATATCCTTCTCCTCCAAAAGCCACGAGGGTACTTGATATATTACTTGTTCCGTTTGCCGATGCTGCATAAATTGTAGCTGATGGATAATTTAAAGCCAAAGTGAGCCCTGCATCAACGCACCAGCAACTACCAACATCTTGCCACAAACGATTATTCATGCGTTCTGAATAATAAACGTAAACACCATTTACCAAACGCTGCGTTACAATATACAAAGCATCTACAGGTGGCTCTACAACAGTGCAAACGCTGGCATACAATCCATTGGTGTCGTGTCTTGCCCAAGCATAAACATCTTGTTCTTTAAGGTATGTAAAAGATAACATAGTGCCGTCATTTCTGACGCACCATATAAGTTTGTACGGTTCCTCAGCATAAGCCCATTGAATGATCTCATAACCAGTAAACAATTGGTTTGAAAGAACAGTAGTGTCCGTTCCAGTATAAATGTTAACAAAGAAATTATAAGACAAATCCCTTACGATTGATCCTTTGGCTTGCACATATAAAATATCGTAATTAACCACGATAGGCGGGACGGTTGAATTGCAACCATTATATGCTTGGGGCTGTGCGTCCTGACTTGACGGTGTAATAGCTGCACTATTACCACCATTTAATTGCCATGCCCCAGAACCTGTCAAAACAACTAACCCACCTGGCATGGGAACAAGAAATTGAATGCCATTAACTTGTTGCGCCCACGGTGATCCAGTTATTGAATCAGAATCGGCAATAGGTATGGCATAGTCAAAATTAAGAAAAGCCCCTGGCTGGCTCATGTAATACGTATCTGGATTATCAATTGTACTTGCATAAACGCGACGTTGCTGAAAATACGCTACGCATCCGGGGTAATAACCCGTCCCTGTAAAAGGGTTTTGATGCTGAGGGGGGACAGTCGTAAAATCAGGTTGAATGTTTGTGTCAACAAAACTTGTCGATAAACTTGTCCCGGCAAAACCAAAAAGAACTCCCGAAGGTTGCGCGGTTCCATACGAAGGCGTTGCTTCATATATATTGTAGCTTGTAGCCCCGGTCACGGCTGACCACGTAATAGTATTGCTACCTGCGTATATTGATATGTCGTTATTGTAACATTGAGCTACATTTGAAGCGATACTTTCTTCGCCATCGGAAGCAACAGCCGTAACAACATACTGATAATAAGTTGTCGCAGTTGTGGAAGAATTAGCTGTAGCGGAAGCACCAGTAGGAGCAGATATAGAAGAAGCAAATGTTACTTCTGTAAAAACCCAATTTGTCGCCCCATCACGCTGAAGATCATAGGGCGGATAATCATAGGGTGAACTTTCATTAACATAAGAAACACATGTCAAAGACATTGTGTTCGCGCTTTGAGTATATTTTAAATAAGGCAAATCTACAGCAGCGTATGGAGATGTCACAGTATAAATACGGGCAACCGTGCCGCCAGTAGAAGCGGTTGCCGAAGTTACGTTATTTCCAAAAAGATCTTGAACATTAAAAGTATTGGTGGTTTTCGCTGTAACAACCCAAACTAATCCGCTAAAACCCGTATTTCCAGAATCATAAATCCAATCGCCAACACGATAACCATGAGCCGTAGCTGTAAATAGTCCAGCGGAACTGACACTTGTTACAGTAACGGCGCTTTCTAAAACGTATGCGCCATCAGACAAGATGCGCATATATTCATCACCAAATTCCAGCGCATAACCTTGGTCAATGTTAAATTGAAAAGGAATTAACCGTGGTGGATAGCTAGATATTGTGCCACCAACATTAGGGGCGTTTTGCTTACACATTCCGCAATACGCAGTGCCTGCGCGTGACGCGGCTCCTCCACGATAATTGGCGAAGAAATTACGATAAGTAGAAGCCCCCGAATGATATTTCTGAAGATCCGTTCTGCCAAAAACCGAAGGACTAAGTTCGCCTGACGAAAAGCTGTTTTGAATAGTGGTTAGCATAGGCTAAATCCCCAATTAATGTTGTCATACCCTACGCCTTGCCAAACATCCCATCCACCAGAGCCGCCATTTCTTGCGGATATCCAGTCAGGGACGTGATCTTGACAGTTGCTGCCTTCATTCCCATCAGCCGTCCTGGCTTGCATAATAATTTCTTCAGCCAACCGAGCTTGCATTTGCATCAACGGCAAATTCATAGCAATGCCAGGGCATAAAAAGGCCGCCAAAGACGCCACAAATGCAGCTTCAAATTGCGAATCCCAAATTGTTGGGATTGGTTGATTAACAATATAATTAAGTTGAGCCTGATCTTGATTGGTCAAGATAACGCTAATAGGACTTCCGCTTGCATTTGTGCTGTAAGCAACCTTAAAAGGAATTTGACCGCGACCCCGAAAATAGATGGGCGCTGGAACACTACCAGTTGTATAATTCGTGCCACTTAACTGGGCCGGATACGTAGGAACAATAGCTCGTGCTTTAAGCATGTCAGTAGGGGCTGCATACATATAAAGCCAAGGTGTAGGAACGGTTAAACCATAGCCAGTAGTTCCACCTTCAGGCGTACCTGCTGCCGCTCCCAATATTGACAATGAAGCTTGTTGAGATAAACAATTCCACCAAGCAGTTCGCGCTAAAGATTGAAATGTGGGAAGATACAAAAGATTGCAAGCATTTGCGGCAACACTTTGATCGCTAGGAAATACGCTGCTTATGGTTGATTTGCCGCCTATTGCCATCAAAGATCGTTGGCATAGACTTAATTGGCTGGATGCTGATGTCATGCTTCACCTGCTTAATAATACAGGTTGCGACCTTTATTGCCACGACCTTTGAGTTTCTTTTTGGGCATTTCATCACGCTCAACTTCGGCTTCTTCTGCCTGCTCGTTCTCACAACTCATAAATTTGATTTGCAGACTAACGCGGCATTTTTCGCCGTCTTCATTTTGTTCAGTATTAATTCCCGTAACTTCCGCCATACAAAACAAATGAATCAAATCGCCAATTTCGCAATTTTCATCCAAGCCAAGCTTTTCAAGTTCAGCATCACAAAGCGTAATTTGAAGGCCATAAGGATATTTGGGAACAGATTCGCCTAGAGCAAATGGAACGCCCATTGACTGTTCATCTTCGAGGCTTCGCGCCATATCAACCAATTTTGGCATTTTCATATTTAACCCCTAAGCCGCAAGATTTTCAATTTCATCAACAGATATAGGCCGGATATCTTCAGCCACATGCTCTACTGGAATCACATTTGTTACTTTTGGAAACATATATTCATATTCGCCAATATGCCCAATTTCTTGCGATAAATCATGATCGCAGAACATTTTGACGCCATGCACACGTAAAAGTGTCGAAAAATAAATATCCGATCCAACATAATCTTGTTTTTCTTCAAGCCAACGGATTTCAAAACGAGGCTTAGGAATTTCTCTAAAAGACGACACGCGAGCCAAAAAACTTGCCCCGCCCATAGAAGCGACTTCTTGCAATCCTGTCTTACCAGTTGAATCCAAACGGTTGCCGTTTATGTCACACAAAATGCCTTTAACTTCATTAATATCATGCATAGTTTTGTGACGATAATTTGTTGTCACAACATCCTTATCATGCTGAATAAGACGATCAACAATATTGTTAGGAAATGTCATATCGTCATCTAAAGATAACCAATGGGTGTAATTCCCATTAATCATCTCATCGACAAATTTTTCTTGGGCTATAGGAAGAACGCTAACTTGGCCGTATGAACGAAACTGAACATCTTGGAGTTTATACCCAGATACGCCAATGCCAGTTGTCATCAAATAGGACATAAGTCCTACAAGGGAAGAGCCAAATTTGCCCTTCCAATCTCTATTGCTGGCCACGCTAACATAGAGCCTTACATTTTCCATTAAAATCCTCTTTACGACAACCTATCAACCCAGAAATTAGAGCCTGCGTTAAGCGTAGTAGCCGTTGCGTTGCTGACATTTTGAGAGAAAGATAGCGCAAAAGTTCCTGTTGTTGCAGCTAAAATCGTACCTGTAATGTTAACTGTGGTAACTGCCCCTGTATAAGCCAGAAGATTGCTTGACAGAGCCGTAATGTTACCTTGTGCGGCCACCGTAGCGGTATTGTAGGCCCAAGTATCAGCAGACAAAGTTGTTGCGGTAGCAGTGCCAGTAAATTGAAGCTTTAGACCGCCAGATGCACCGTTAGTTACCGACAAATAAACGTCAAAAACATAAACGCCAGCAGCTTGCAAAATAACTGACATGCCGCTTGACGTAATAAGCGTAGTCGAAGTTACCGAAACGCTATTGGCAAAATACGTGCTGCCCTCAAAGTTAGTGATTTGCGTAAGACTGAATTGCTCAGTCGTGGCCGCAGGATAACCGTTTCCAGAAATACCCTGTACGATTACTAGTTCGTTACCAATAGGAAGTGTTGCCATGATTAATCATTCCCTTCTTTTTCGCCACCCTTGGTGGCTTTGTCTATGATTTTGTCTTTCTTTTCGTGCGATTGCATTTCTTTTTGATGTTCGGGTTCGCCAAGCTCTTTTTCATGGCGAGAATGCATTTCTTTCATTTCTTTTTCGTGACGAGTATGCATTTCTTTTTTATCAGTATGACCTTTGGCATCATGCATAGCATGTTCGTGTTCATGACGAGAATGCATATCATGGCGTTCTTTGACGTGGCGGACATGTGCTGGCATTACTTCATGATTATCGGCTTCTTTCATGGTTTCATGGTTGCCAGCTTTTTTGGAATCTTTTTCAATACGGCTAATTTCCATATCTCCGTCTTCTCCACGTTTCATCGTAGGAGATTTGCCGTACATGCGTTCAGCTCTGCTGCTCATTTTTTAACCTTTCCATACATAGATTTCATAAGAGTCTTAGCCCCAACGTGCTTTTTCTTATGTGCTTCTTTTTCAAACGTTTCAGCTAAACGAGCTTCTTTTCCAAGCTTACCTGGTGCATTTTTTTCTTCTTCAGCATATTCATGAACGGATTTACCGGCAGCTTTTGCTTTAGCCGTAAAAATTCCTTTATGGCTTTCAGGAACCGCTTTTTTCATCCATTTCTTTTTTGGTTTTTCAGACATTGATTTTGCACCATCAACAAGATTGGACATTACCATTTAGATTAACCAAGTTTTTCGATTTTAGAAGCGCGTTCTTCATTGTTTCCAACAAATTCAGAAGTTGTTTCTGGGCTAACTTTTTGAATACGCTTCTTGCTATTCATTTTAGCGCCCATAATTTTAACACCATTAGGGTTTTGAACCGTTTGCAAACGACGAGCATCTTCTGAAGCGTTGGCAATCATTTCATCTTTAGTGCGTGGACGACCAGCATAATAACGACCATTGCGCTCAGCTACAATGCGTGCGCTTTCTTCCAAAGAATCAACATATTTTTCAAACGCTTCTTGCGCCAGTTCATTCATTGGCTCCATATCCTCGTTCGGCGTATCATAAAGAACAATGAGTTCGCCCGATGGATGCAGCGTGTCATCTGGGCCAAAAAATCCCTGTTCATTAAGAATACGATAAACAGGACGATCTTGCGGAATAGCAGGATCGCGTTTTTGAACGGGAGGCGCTGTAAAAAGCTGAACCATAAAGTCTCCTTTGTTTAGAAAAACCCGTGACCATTTCTGGCCACGGGGTATGCGTATTAACCAGCGATGTAATTGTTTGCGTATTGATTGCCCAGCAAACCAGCTTTTGTGCCAGCAAAGCTTGGAGGATTTAGCGTCATAAACGAATTGACGCTAAGGGTAATGGTCGTGTTCGATACCGTGTAAACAAGCTTGTAAAAGCGAGGAAGTGCTTCGCCCATAGCTGCCAAGGTAGACGGTACAGGAAAGTACAAAACAGAACCAGCGTACAGCATCGTACTGCCAGAAAGCGCAGCGGACGTGTAAATGGTAGTGTAAGTGCCTTGACCATACGAACCGTTATCAGGAGCAGCCTGCAAGGTGATAGTCATGGTGCCGGTTACTGTCGTGACGGTATTAATCGTTACGACAACATAAGGTTGTGCCATTCCATCGCCAACACCGTAATCAACGCCGATTGCAGTATTGGTTGCAGGGAAACCATTAATCATTGAAGGAGCATTGCCTGAGCCAGCACCCGTAATATCAATGATGGTGGAGGTTGTGGTTGTATTAGCGATTGCTAGTACAGTGTTGACCGCCGTATTGAAAGACAAACTATTATCCAAGTACATTAGATTTCTCCTTACGACAGTGTTGCTTCAGTGTTGGTCAAAGCATCGACCACACGGATGGGGATATCACGGAAGGCCAATACGGGATCGCCTGCAAAGTCCTTGCTCGACAACAAAACGTTTTTGTCGCGAATAGCTTGGATATCCAAGTTTTCACGAACAGTACGGTTGCAATACCAAGCTGGGTTAATACCAGGAGCCGGTTCACGAGGACTGTCGCTTTCAGTAATGCCAGAAGCGCGACGAGTAAGGGTAGGCAACTTAACAACTGCACGCGACATCAAAGCAAACAAGTCAGGAGGTGTCGTTGAGAACAGGCCGCCTGCGTTTGTAGTCGTATCAATGTTGCAGATACGAACCGTATAGCGCCAATCCTTAACAGCTAGGCCGCACTTCCAGCAGAAATAGCTGGTGTAACCTTCAAACTGGTTGCCGTTCGTATCGTAAAGAGCGCGAACGTCACCCTTGTCTTCATACTGAAGACCGGCTGGCGAACCCTTGGGGAAAATACCAAACAAAGTTTCGTCGCCCCACCCACCAAGCCACAAAGAAGCGTTGGCTGATGCTGTACCGCCAGCATTAAGTACGTTTACGGCATTCTTCGCGTTTGAAGACGTAATCGTATTATACTGAGGTGCAAGACCAGTAAACTGCTGTGGGTTCGTGGCTTCGTTTGAATAGAACAAAGCTGAAGCGATCTGCTGGCTAAGACCTTCAATATGCGCCATGTCTTGCGACAAACGGAAAGCCTCTACGTCACCATTCAGGGATGCTTCAGACTTATCTACCAAGCTGTAATCAACCAATTCGCCAATGGCAAACTGGAACTGAGCTTGGAGGGGTTTGGTGGACGCAACACCTTGGTTGTTGCCGCGCCATGTACCTTGCGGTAAACCAGCACGAACCGAGATTTTGTGGCCAAGAGGAAGATTGCCTTCCTTCCAGATAATATCCTTCAGGACTTCGTTGCATTGAGAAAGCAATTCTGCAATGTCAGCAACTGCACCATCGGGATCGACGCTCCGTGCCCAATCAACGAGATTTGGTAGGACGTTATAGCTAAATGCACCAGCCATATTATTAGCTCCTTCTAAGGGATGGGACGATTCACATCGTTCCAGTTATGCCTTGCTAAAGGGCGATAATTACTTCGAGAAGTGTTAGCTTTTCTTCCCGTAAAATCTTTGTTTGCGCGAAACTTGTTGAGCGGGTGGAGTTCCAGCAGGGACAGCCGTAGGCTCAGAAAGATTCGCGGTAGCTTTAGCAAAAGCGCGAATAACAGCTGGATGATTGCCAATGCCCGTTGTTTGCATAAGCGTTCTAAGTTCCTTTTGTTGTTCTTCACTTCCACCATGACGACGAATAAATTCACGTGCCGCAGCAGCAGTCTCGTCTTTACGATTTCCGCCAATTTCAGGATCTTTAACAAAAGAATCGTACCAACCCTTTGTTTGGTCTTGCCACGATTTTTTGTAAGCTTCCGCAATTTTCTCGACAACCGCTTGTACACTTTCAATATGACGATCAATAATTTTCTGTCCAAACTTTTGAACTAAAGCATGGTCTGCTTTAGACTCAAGTTCAAATTCAGCAAACATCTTGTTAACTTTTCCCAATTGGGATTGGTCAACAGTCATATTTTCAGGAAACTTCCACGGCTCATAGGACGGCAACGGAGCTGGTTCATCAGACTGGTTGCTCTTTTCCTCTTTGTTTGCCTCAGTCGCTTTTTCAGCGCCATCAGCAGAATCTTGTTTAGCATCTACCTTAATGTCCGATTTAACTTCAGATTTTAAATCTTTTGGTTCAGTTTTAATTTCTGTCGAAACATCAGATTTATTATCAGATTTAATTTCTGTAGATACTTCGGTTTTTACATCAGCTGGTGCTGTATCTACAACGTCACTGCCCAGTACGGTATCCATAGATGCCGATGCGCTCTCTGTTGATAAAACAGGAGCAGATTGTACTGGCTCAGGTGCCGTAACATTAACCACTTCTTCAGTCATGGTTAAGTATTATATAGAAAATTTATACTCATTAATATCCTACGGAAGCATGATGCATATTAAATATGCAATGAACCATTAGAAACTAAAATTGCAACAGCGTGCGGAATATTACGGGCTTCAATTTTATTTCTTACAGATAGAACATGAGTTTTTATTGTTGTTATTTCCAATTGGAGATTTTGTGCAGCTTCTTGACACGTTAATCCGTTTGCCAAAAGCACCATGACTTGCTGTTCTCTAGGACTCAATATCTTCATTTTTCCCTGCTTCTTTACGGAT